TTTGCATCGACCACTTTGCCAAGCTTAAGCGCGATACTCTGGTTCAGAGTAGCGATCTGATCCGTGAGGCCGGTGATCTGCGTGTAGCTGTGCGTGTGCGAGGTGCTAGATTTGCCGTCCAGGGCCGTCTGCAGCCCGGTGACGTTCGCAATCGTGTGCGTGTGCGAGAGCGCAGCCTTGTCGGCGAGAGCCAGGTCGGCTGAAACGATCGTTTTATACGTCGCAGCGGCAGCTGAGATCGTGAGTCCGTCAACCAACCCAGGTCCTGCCGGGCCTACCGCGCCAGCCTGGCCAGCCTGGCCCTGGATACCTTGAATTCCCGGCTCGCCTTGGGGTCCGGCTGGCCCGACGGGTCCTAACGCGCCGATCGCGCCTTCAATGTTGATCGTCCATTGAGAAAATGGACCGCCGGTGCCGGTGTGCTGCGAAACATCGACGACCATCGTGCCGGTTTCCGCGTTGTAAGTGGTCACCGTGCCGTGCATGTGGCGCGCGGCGTCGTAAACGATCGTCAGATCCTGCTGGCTCGTCCACGCCAGGCCGGTTTGCGTCGTGAAAGTTTTGGTGCCGTTGCTGAGCTGCAGCGTGGTGGTGCTAATACACGCGTATTTATCTCCTTGGGGTCCTTGGATGCCTTGGACGCCTTGAATTCCTTGCACGCCTTGCACGCCGGCTACGCCGGCTACGCCTTGTTGGCCGTTAATTCCGGCAACGCCTGGGATCCCTTGCGGCCCGATAGGACCGATAGGTCCGGGAATAAGGTGACCAAATGGAATAGCTGAGTCGCGCAGCTTGCCGTCGTCGCGTTGGATTTCGTTAAGGCGAGTGATCGTTACGTTCAAGCTCTCGCGAACCTCGTTGAGCTCCAGGTCAATCTTATTGCCCGGCTGCGGCGCGTTTGGCAGCTGAATAGAGTGATCTGTAAAATCGTATTGTCTCTGATATGGATCTGGAGGCTGCGACATAGCCGGATCTTGTAAGCGCCGGTAAAAACGGGCAAGGGAACAGTTTGTAGGACCATATTTCTGCGACTCGCAAATTTTAGCGCGCGGGGGGAGATGAGAATTACGAGTAAAAACCGGGGGTGTAGGCCGGGGGTGAGTGGAGGGAGGAGCATGAGGTGGGTGGTAGGTGGGTGGTAGGTGGTAGGAGGGTGGGTGGTAGGTGGGGTGTGGGTGGGTGATCATGAGGGGGAGGGGTGGACACCTAGTAGACGCGCGCGCGTGAGCCCTATGTAGCTAGCGCACCGGCAGGAGGGGGGTGATCGCCCTTGGCTTTGCGCTTGCACGTCGGTAAGCGCAGCGCCACGCTGCCGGGCATGATCACCCTGGCGCTCGCCCTGGCTGCCACCCTGGCTGCCGATCCGGTGCCGGACCGGTGGATCGACGCCGTTGCCCAGGTTGAAAGCGCCGGTAGATCTGACGCAATAGGGGACCAGGGCCTGGCCAGGGGCGCCTGGCAATTTCATAAGGCAGCCTGGGCCGACTGCTCCAGGCTGCGTAAGGCTGCCGGTTTGCCGGTGTATCCATACAGCCAGGCCACTAACCAGGCTAAGGCCAGGGAATACGCGCGGACCTGGCTGACCTGGCTACGCGATCAGCTGAGCGCCCGGATCGGCAGACCGGCGTTCGCGCATGAAACCTGGCTTGCTTTCAACCTGGGGCTTACCGGCTTCCAGGCGTATCGTTACCAGGCTGCCCTGGTGCCGGCCAAGCGCTACCAGGCTGCCATGAGGATCTACGAGCTTACCAAATGACCCCTAAGACCCCTACCAATCTCAACCAGGCTAAGGACACCTGGAAAGGTGAGCTCCAGATCCAGGCCGGCAACCAGGCTGCGCAGCTGACCGACCAGGAGCTGATCTACGTCGAAAGCTACGTCGGTAACGGCGGCGACGCTAAGGCAGCTGCTAAGGCTGCCGGCTACGCGGATCCCGGCGCTGCTAAGGAGCTGCTGGCCAATCCGCGCGTCCGGGAAGCTATCGAGCTCAAGCGCGACGTTGAGATCAAGACCGGTGGAGCTAGCCGGGCCTGGGCCGTGATCCAGGAGCTCATGGTAGATCCGGCGTCGCCGGCCCAGGTTCGGTTCCAGGCTGCCAAGTGGACCCTGGAGGCATCCGGTCACGGGCTAAGCGCCGTAGCTGCGAGCTTGCAGCTGGGCCTCAAGCGATCCGGCAAGCAGCTGAGCGAGATGAGCGTAAGCGAGCTGGAGGAATTCATTAACCGGGGCCGGCAGACTTTCGATAACATGCGATCTACGGTGAAAGCGGTCGTTTCGGCCCAAAAGGACGTTTTGGACCTAGATGAGCCAAAAAAGTAGGGCCTAGGATGGCCCTGGAGGCGCTTGGCCCAGGCTAGCCTATGCCTGGTATGGACCTATTTCAGCCAATCCGGCCTGGCCTGGCCTGGGGGTCCTGGCTGAGCTTCCAGGTTCTCCAGCTCGACGATGACACCGGCCTTGTCAGCCGGCGCCCATGACTTGGACAGGCTAAGCAGCGCGACGTGAGAGTCATTAGCGATCAGCCCGGTATCCTGCATGGCGTCGAGCACCAGCTTAGCCAGGTTGTCCAGGTCCGGGACCTGGGTATGAGGTTTGCCGAACCTGGCCTCAACCTTAGTGGGCATGAGAAAGGCCATGGAGCAGCTGATGGGTCCGGGCGCCAGGCTGCCGAGCTCCCTGGGGATAGCTGAGCTCGACGCGCGGATCCTGGCCTTCCAGAAGCTAGCCAGGGGATCCAGGGTTGAGATCGCCCGGCCTCTGATCACGCGCGGCCTGGGTTGAGGCCTGGGGTGGCCCTGGGTGATCAGAATGATCTTCACGGCCAGGAACGTGCAGCGCTGCGCTGCGCTGGCAATAGTTTCCATAACCATGTAAATTCAAAAGTTATGGAAACAGGATGTAGAGCACCTGGACCGGCATGAGCCGGGAGTCCAGGGATAGCGTGACCCATATATGGGTATAGCGTATCCTTCCCGTAGGGATCCTCTGGTTAGGGCAGTAAATACAGGGGTTTGCTGCGTAGACAGGATAGGTAAACTATCCCGTGGTCAGTCTCTCGCTACTACAGGCCTATCTACAGCGCGGTGTAACATGTTGTTTTAGATCAGCTTTGACGCGCCGGTGCGCGAGAGACTTCATGCGAGAGACGCGAGAGACGCTATCTACCGTCTCTCGCCCTATACCATAAAACACCCCTTTATGACCCCCCAGGATCCAGACCCGTCTCTCGCCTACAGTCTCTCGCAAAAGCGATCTACCAACTTCCAGGCTAAGCTGGCCGCAGCTGAGCTCGCCGCGCGAGCTGAGCGCGATCCGGAACCGGACCAGGCTGTGCCCTTCCAGGTGCGCCGGCGGGAGATGCCGGTGATGGCAAGCCTGGGCGCATTGATCGCCTGGCTGCATGGCGCCGTGTCCGGGCAGCTGCGCTACGCGCGAGCCTGGCGCCAGGACAGTAAGCACCACCGGTCACGCGCTAAGGCCTCAGCTAAGGATCGCCGGGCAGCTAAGGCTGAGTCCATGCGCCGCTACCGGGCGAAGCTGCGCGGGCACAAAAAAGGCCCCGGCGTTTAGCCGGAGCCTGTAGTCTCAACCTTACCGGTTACCACCAGGACGTGTAGAACACGACCTTGCCCTTCTTGATCTGCCGGCGGGCCTTCTTGATAAAGGCCTTATCCTCCTTTGCGTCCTCCGGTTCGCTTTGGCCCCAGAAGAAGCCGGCGGCCTTTGGTAAGGCCTTGGCTTCAACCGCGGCGTCGAGCTGATCCAGGTCGTGTTCGGTCACGCGCACAAATTGGCCGCAGTTAAACGCTGGGCCCATCTGGCTTTCCGCGATCGTGGCCTCACCGGTTATACCCTCCTTACGGAAGTATAGGTTGGTGAACCATTGGTGGAGATCCGGGTGCTTGCGCCAGGACATGATCACCTTGGCGTATTCCGGTCCAGCCGGCGCCTCCGTCATTAGCCCGGCGACTTCCTCGCGTATGACTTTCTTAGGGTCACAGACCAGGGCATACATATCTAGTCCCATGTGGTTACCCGTAGATTACGTCCCCGTATACGGCAGCCTGGAGTAGCGCGCCGGAGTCTATGACGTCGCAATCGCCGGCAACCTCGTCGTCGCCCATGAGCAGCAGGATCGCGTTCTTGAGCAGCCGGCCCTTGAGGGGAGCCTGGTTATCCTCGTCGTCGATCATAGTCATGGATTTGGTCACGAGCTTGGTCAGCTGCGCGTGGAGCCATTCCGGTGTTACGCGGATCTCCGGGACCTTGTCCAGGTGCGCATACGGACCTTGCCGGTTAGGGATCAAGGTGACGCCGGCGCGGAACGAGCCGTCAGACTGATCGGCGTGGGCGTATTCTTTCCATTCGCGGTAGTCGTCGCGGGTATAGGACCCGCCCTCGACTGCCGTGACGATGATGTAGGACAGGCCGGTGAACACCTTGGCCGGTATCTTCTTCTTGTTCTGGTGGTATTCTGGGGCCAGATCCCCGTCGTCGATCTCCATGTTATTTTTTGGTTTGGGTTTTCTTGATCGCGTCCAACAAGAGCTCAGAGAGAGCCTTGTCCTGGCCGATGATCATAGAGTGGATGTAAAGCAGCGTGGACGTCGCCGCGAAGCCGTTGCTGCAGATCGCGCAAACCTTGTCCAGGCCGATGCCGCGATGGCTTAGGGCCATGGCAAGTTTCAGCTGCGCAAGCTGCCGGTCCCCGTAGATAGCCCGGCGCCCGTCGTTATCGGAGCGCGTAGGCCGGTCCAGGAGCCGTTTGCTGGTGTAGAAGCGCACCAGACGTTCGCTTGCACGGATACAGCCGTGCGTCTGTTGGTTGACCAGATCCGCAAGCTCGCTCGCGGTCCAGCCGGTATTGATGTTGATGTTACTCATGCACCAAAAAGGCCGGACCCTTGTTAGAGTCCGGCCTGTGTGATCAGTAGCCGTCGGGCATCTGCGGGGAAGCCGGCGGGCAATCGTGCTTACGCGCCTTAAGCTTCTCCTCGTATTCCTTCAGCATGGCGTCGGTCCGGGCGTCGTCCAGGGCCTTCCACTTATAGTGGGCGGCCAGCATGTCCGGCCAGAGCCGGGTAAGACCCTGCCGCGCGCTATAGAAGCTATGCTGGACGCCGTCGCGGTGATCCTTACCTCCGGGGCCGGTGTGCTTCTGTGCTGCCTCAACGCTACTGTAGTAGCGGAAAGGAGGCATAGTAGACTCCTGGTGATCCGTGCCGGCCTCCCAGGCCTTATTCTCGTCGTCGCGCAGGGCGAACACGAAGCCTTCCATGATCTTCTTTACCCAGCGCTTGTAAGTGCGCTGCAGATCCTGGACCGCGACGTGATCCTCGACCAGGGCATCGACGTGCTCCGTAAGCCCGGCTGGAAGGTTCATCTTCTTAAGCTGAGCCTCCGTGAGGGTGACATACGTCTGGCCGCCGTGGCCGTTGTTGAACGCGTGACCGACGAGATCGCCGTATAAGGTTACTTCTGCGCGGAAGCACAGGGTTTCCTCTGAGGCCATCTTTGAAACCTTAACGCGGTTAACGCTCCATCCGGAGAGGTTTGGTTTATCTTTCATGTTCGTGTTGGTGGAAAGAGAAGCCGACCAGGGGTTAGCCTGGCCGGCTGTTTATTACTTGATGAGCTTCTTCAGCTGAGCCTGGAGCTTATCGATCCGGGCCTGCAGCTTCTTCTTCTTCTTCTCAGCCTTGTTTTCGCCGGCGCCGAGGATCTTGCGAGCCTCCAGGCCTTTGACGGTGTATTGAGCGCGGACGTCGAGCAGCCGGAGCAGCGCAGAGCGCAGATCCTTAGCGACGAACTTACCCTTCCACGGCGTAGCTCCATTAAGGAACTCAACCGCGGTGACACCGGCCTTGATCAGATCTCCGACCAGGTGGTTGGACACCTGGAGGTTGAGCTTCTTGTAGCCACGCTTAGCGCGGTGGCACGACGCAGACTGCTTACCGGAGTCTACCGGGTTCTGGTTATCCATGGGTGGAAAGGGCGTGACGCCAGGCCTTGCAGCCTCAACAGCTGCCTACGACCTGGCGCCGATTTCTTATATGCCATCTTAGCGCGGATCAGACAGCCGCGACACGGCGCTTTTGGCGCGCGTGACTTATCCTGCCAGAAGATGGGGCTCATCCCATCAAAGCACCGGCTGTCATTGGTTAGCCGGACCGGCTTGCGCCGGCGAAAGAGATCCGACATGTTGCCGACTACCGATCCTGGAGTCCAGGTTGACGGTAGCCGGCTTTGCCCTCCTTAGCATGTCGGTTGTTTCTCCGGGTGGTTGTGTCCGGAAAGGGTTTGTAAGGCCAGGTATGGGTCGCGATTTTTACGCTTTCCATGGCATCCGGCGTATCCCGTAGGAGTAGCCGGTCTGGAGCCTGGTTAAACATTGGCCCCGGAAGCTTTCGGCGTGGGGGCATGATCCTTACAACGCGTTGAACGGACGCGCGCCGCCCGCTAAGTTAGACTCCCAGCGGAACGGAGTAAGTTACGGTTGTTGACCCGGTCCGGCCGGGGCCTGGATTTTACTCCTGGCGAGGAGTCGCTTGCCGGTCTGGATGAAGCACCTTGGGGCCTGTTGATATGGTGGCTACGAGTGCCTCGATTATGCCCGGCTATGCAAGCTCACAGGAGTGAGCAAAGATAACGCATCATGACATGACCGGCTTTGGCGCGCGAGGCTTACGAGGCCAGGTGGGCGTGTGGGCGCGAGCCATGTCGTGATACGGGCCCTTGCGGGCCAGAAAGTGTTACCGGGCATTTCTGCCCGGTTGCCGGCGCCCTTGCGGGCCCGGCGTTCGGTATAGTTGGACTTTCAAAAAACGGGCCAGAGATCGATGCCGGTGCTAACTGCCCGCTTGTGGGGCCGGTGCTGGCATCTACTACTGACAGGTGAAGTTATGCTCACCAGCTGTTAGCTGTGCAAGCGCAAATCCAAAGAAAAGTGAAAAAAGATTTAGGCCTTACTTTTGGCCCAAATCTCCTTTGTTTCCGCGGGTATATGGGGCCGGTTCGTCGATGATCGTAAAACCCTGGGGGCCCTCGATCAGCTTAGAGCCGTCCGCAAAGGTGGTGGTCGTTCCTTTTAGGCTTTCTAGCTCTGCCTTTAGCGCAGTATTAGCGATGGCCAGGTCCCGGCACTCGTAGCCCAGGCGCAGGATGTTACCGGCAAAGCTTTCCCGGATCTTCTCATCAACCTTAAACGCAGCCTCAGCCCGGTCTACGCTTTCCTGGAGCTTCCATGCGGATCGCGCCAGGCTTTCGACCTGGGCTTCCAGGTGCGAGACTCTGCCCAGGATGTGGAGCATGTGATCGTTTAGCTTATCTTGTTCTTCATTCATTGGTGGTGGTATGTTTCTTGGTTTGGGTGCAAATCATGAGCTCGTCGTCAAAGCGCCATTGGTTCCAATTAGGCGGCGCCCAGGCGCCGGACCCCATTTCATGGCCGGCCTCGTCGCGAGCAAAGTTACCGGTGGGAAGATCGAGCCACTTCTTCTCCTTAGATCCGCGCGCCGCGCAGCTGGTGATCTGTTTCGAGAGCAGCAGCTCCTCGACGATGCGCGCGATCTCGTTAGGCCCGGTGCGGGAGAAGATAGCCGGCAGCTCGTGCCGGCGCTTATACAGGCCGGAGCCGGCGTTCTTGGTCGCGTTACTGAAGGGGTGGCCGGCCATGGCGGCCTCCTGGATCGCGAGCAGCAGCCAGGCCTTGTGCTCATTCATATTGCCGGACGCGTAAGGATCCTGCGCGGTGACGTTCTCCAGGAGGCCACATGGTGTCCGGTATAGGGTAAGCTCTCCCTCCAGGTATTCCGGGTTGTTCTGTTTAATGATGCCAAGCTTCCACATGGCCTTCTTCTTGATAGGTAGATCCATGGCGATCAGACGCCGGTCCTGGTCGGCGCATGCCCAGATGCCGATGCCGGCGCGGAAGCCGGAGATCAGAGCTGAGCTGCCGCGGACGGCTTCCTTCATGTCCTCTACGTTGCGGACGGGCTCGTCGCCGGCCTTACGGACGTGATGGGACGCGACGACCGGTATGTTCATAGGGTGCGCCAGGGCGTTAACCTCGCGGATGAATTCGTTAGCTATGACGGCGGCGTTCTCGTCGCCGTGCATGACTGAGTTAAGGGTATCGACGATGAATAGCCGGAGATCCGGGATAGCCATGAGCGCGTCGCGCGTCTCCTTCCAGCGCTTGGAGGCCTTGGCTTCCCGTGTATGAGGTTCGTAATCGACCAGGGGAAAGGCGCCACCGGCCTGTGCCAGGGGAACGACGACCAGCTTCTTGCCGGCGATCGCGCGAAGGTTGCCCTTGTCGATCTCGCCAAAGCGGATCTTCAGCTCATTCATATCATCCTCTGTCGTGAAGTAGACGACGGTGCCCCCGTCTTTAACCTCATGGCCTAGCCAAGTTAGACCGGAGCCTGGCTCCCAGGCAGCCACCTTGAGCGCCAGGTCCAGGAGAAGGTAGCTCTTACCGGCGCCGCCCTCTGCGACTAGCATCTGCAGGAGGGAATTAAAGATCAGCTTATCCACCAGGAATTCACGGGTGCCGGTGGATCCGAACGGCGCCCACTTCTGAACCTCCCAATCGGATAGCACCAGGCCAGCCGGCTTAGCCTCCTTGATAGCCAGGAGTGGGCCATGGGTAGCGGTGTCCTTGTTGAGCAGCCCGGTGAACTCCGCGCGGATCTTCTCAGCCGGCCATGCCGGGATCATCTGGGTAAGGACCCAGCCTTCAGTCAGCTCCTGGGCCTTCTCCAGGCTGATCTCTCCGCGCCGGGCGCACCGGATATAATGGCCGGCAACCTTGTTGAATTGCCCCCAGCGGTTCTTGTCCAGGCCCCCCTCAAACACCTGTTCGCTAAAGACCATGGGCTCCTTGGGCGCCTTGAATGAGGTGTCCAGGAGCTCCAAGGCAGCCGGCGCCGGGCCAAAGGCATAGGGCGCCCGCAGGACAGCAGCCTTAAAGGCGCCCAGGTCATGGATCGTTTCCGTTAAGCTGAGGGTTACCAGCTTAGGCCGGTTGTTCTTATTGTGGATCGAGCCGGCGATGCGGACCGGCTGATGCGCGCGCCCGAAGGGGTTGGAGTCAACGCCCATGCCGAACTGTAGATCCCCGCCGGCGCGGACCGCGAGCTCATGGCGCAGCTTAACCATATCGGCCACGTCATGCGTCTCCTCTGACAGGGTCCACCAGAGGTGGCGCTTAAGCTGTCCGTCAACCTCGCCGCCGGAGCAGACGATCGCGGTTGGTTCACCTATGTCATTCCACAGGTATTGGACCTTGGCGTCTATGTCCCCGGAGTCCAGGTCAACGACGACGGACCGAAAGCTATGCACGTTCTTAGATGTGCCCTGGGGCTCTGAGAGTATGGCCGGGACAATGAAGCAGCCGATGCCGTTGCTAGACCAGCGCTCGACGTGCCGCGTAACCTCGTCGATCAAAGCCTGGGGCTGCGCACCGGCGCCCAGGTCTATAAATTTGTCCTCGCGAAAGATACCCTCCTTATCGGTTCCCTTCTCGCCTATGCCCCGGACGTTAACCCATCCTCTGTCCGGGATAAGCCCGAAGATGACGTAGAGGTGGTTGGTAATGTCGGTTTGGTTGGTCGCTACGGTCATGGGATCAGTTTGTTTCGTCGGCTGGGGATGCGGAGCTCGTTGTCTTTAATGAACCTGGAGATGTTCCAGACGCCGACGTTGAGCTCGGCGGCAATCTGGGTCTGGCTCTTACCGGCAGCGCGAGCCTTGTGTATGTGCCCAAGCCAGGTGGTCTTGTCCAGCGCGTAGCCGTTGCGCTTATGCCGGCGCTTCCAGCCGATCCCCAGGATCTTGATCCAATTACGGAGGCAGGAGGTAGACCAGCCCAGCCACTTGGCGCCCTCCGGTATCGAGCGCTTACCGTCGTTAGCCCGGTGGATGAGGGGGCGCATAGCCTTAAGGCGCTCCATCCGGTAATGGGCCATGTGGACTCCCTTGAACTTAATCTTCATTGTAGGAGTCGGATGAATAGCGGGGTGCGCGGGCCGACGTAGGCGCCGGTCACATTGAAGCTCATGTGTTCGATCGCGTCCTCCTCCGGCATATCCTTTCGCAAGATCTCTACACACTTATCCCAATCGTAAACGACGACCGGCTCACAGGCCTCAGTCACTCCTATGATCGCGGCGTCAAAGCCGTCCGCGACAAGCATCTCGCCGTCGCCCAGGTTGTCCGCGAAGTCATCGACCAGGAGGCGCATGGTCTTGCCATGTGCGATGTCCGGATCTGCCGGTTTCTTTACTTTCTTAGAAGCCATGATGGTTTAGGTAGTATGGTTGGGGAAGGGTTAGCCTGGACAGCCCAGCAGGTTTTCTGGAAGTCGCACCACTTGCACCGGAAGTCAGCCTGGTCGCTGGTGCAGCGCGGCAGCTCGTCCGGGCTTGTGGTCTGGACTACGCGGACGGCCTTGTCGCTCAGCTCCTGGGCCGCGCGCGGATCAAAGGGAAGCAGCTCGACGTAGATAGCGCCGGTGTTCCGGTTCTTGGTGGTAAACAGGGCGCCGTTAGGCAGCTCCATGTAGGCCATGTAAGTTTGGGTCTGCGCATAGTATACCGGCTTAGATTTCTTGACGCCGTTGCGCACAGTATCGGTCCAGCTCTTGTCGTTAAGCTCTTTGTTCTCCCAGAGCACCGGGTAAACCAGGCCTGGGATCTCCGGGCCGGACATGATCACGCCGTCAATGTGGCCCTTAAGCTTCCCGTCGCCGGCGACAAACCCGAATTGGCTGCCGTCCTCCTTGTGGGTGAGTAGCTCAAAGCCGGCCAGGCGTAGGTATTCCGCGGTCCGGTCCTCACCGTCATGGCCCATGTCGAAGATCCGCAGGATCTCCGGCTTGAAGCCGCGGCCATCGTCGATCGGCGCGTCGTGGTAGATATAGCCCAGCTTGCGCTCACATGGGTCACCCCACATGGATGCGCCCAGGTATGGGCGCCGGGTCTGTTGGGATCGCTTGGTCAGCATAGCCTGGTCAAGCGCGGCTATGACAGCCTGGGATATGGGATTGGGTGCTTCTTGTGAGAACATATTATCGAAGGAGTAGGCGCTTCATGTCGCGCTCGTTAAATTTCCAGGTGATGAGGCAGGAGGCCAGATACTTGGTCATGCCGAACTGCATGCCGGTCAGATCCAGGAGCTGCAGCTGCTTGTCGGTCGCCGGCTCAGACAGCCAGCGCTTGGTCTTGCGGGACGCGTCCTTGTCGCCGGTCTGGCGCAGGAAGTCATCCGCGGAAGCCAGGGCGGTGACCTTGTCCTCGGTCGCGTAGATCAGCCGGGTCGCTGCGCCGTCCGCGCGGCCGCAGACATACCACTTGTCGTTAAAGTTGACCAGGCAAGCCCAGGCGGTGAGCCCATTGGCCATGACTACGGCGCCGTCGAACAGATCCTGCCACCGGTAGGGGGACATGTCCATGAGGTGCACCTCGGTCATATTGAAACGGGACAGAGGTGCCTTCATCTTGTCGCCGATCTCGACGTCCGGTTCGTCCTCGTCGTCCTCTAGATCTGCCGCGATCGGGAATTCATAACCGCACACCGGGCAATCCAGGGCTCCGGCCGGGAGTTTGGTCTGGCACTCCGGGCACTTCTTATTGCCGGGCTCCGGGCTAAGGCAGACGTCTGTGTCTATGGATCCATGCGCCAGGATGGAGTAGCCGAAGTCTAAGACGATACAGTCAGATTTAATAACGCCTGGATACCGGTCCGGATCCACCTTGCGCAGCCCGCGCCCGATCATCTGGATCATGGTGCTTTTAAAGCTGCACGGACGGAGCAGCACGACGCAGCTGACGTCCTGGCAATCCCATCCTTCCGTAAGGACGGCCACGTTGACGAGCACCTGGATCTCGCCCTTGTCGAAGGCGCGAAGGACCCGGCGTCGTTCGCCGTCCGGCATTTCGCCGTGAACCATATCAGCCTTATGTCCGGTAGCTTTAAAGAACTCTGAGACGTGCTCCGCGTGGGCAACGGTAGAGCAGAACATGACAGTCTTGCGGCCGGCAGCCTTGCTAGTCCATTCCTCCAGGACGCGGTTGGTGACAACCTCTTTGTCCATGATCGCGGCAACCTCGGCCATGTCGAAGTCGTTAGTCGTTACCTTAACCTTAGCCAGGTCGTCGCGAATGTCACAGTCGATAACGAAGAACCGCGGCTTCACCAGGAAGCCGGTGCTGATCAGCTCGGAGAGGGAGATTATGTCCGCGACGTTATTAAAGGTTTCAGCCAGGCCCTTGCGGTCGCCGCGCTGCGGAGTGGCGGTGACGCCGAATACCTTAAGCTGCGGGTTGATGTTCCGGGCAGCCTGGATCACCGATTTGTAGCTGGCAGCGGCGACGTGGTGCGCCTCATCTATGACCAGGAGATCGAGAAACGGGACGGTAGCCAGGTTGTCCGGCCGGCTAAGGGTCTGGACCATGCCAAAGGTGACGCCAGGGGACCAGCTCTTGCGCCCGGCGGTGTAGAGATCCGTTAGGACCCCAGGCGCAACAGCCTTAAAGGTGTTGCGGTTCTGCGCGACTAGCTCGTCGCGGTGCTGGAGCACCAGGGTGCGGCCGCCAACCTCGCGCGCTACGGCGCTAAGCATGACAGTCTTGCCGGCCCCGGTAGGCGCCACGCCTAGCGTGTTGCCGTCGTCATCCAGAGCCTTAAGGCAGCGGGCGACGAAGTCGCGCTGGCGGGGGCGTAGTTGCATGTCGGTAAGACGTTTGGGGGGGCGGCGGGAGAGGTGTGCCAACCAAGGACACATCACCGCTACGAAGGTTACTGCCGGAATGGAACCGACGCCACGTTGAGCAGCTTCCTTCTCGCCCCTTCTTCAAAAGATCAACCGACCAGCGAAGCTTTGACCCTCTTTCGGAGTCAGTCAAGATCGCTGGCCGGCGTTAGATCAGAACGGGTTGTTCGTATCGGTGTTAGCCTTCTTCAGCCAGGGCGGCGTCGAGCTTGCGCTCGGCTTAGCAGCCTGGGCGGGTGCCTGGATCGGAGCCGGTGCCTGGACAGGCGCGGCGAAGGCGCTCTTACGCGCTTCCGGAACGGACGTGCCACCGGTCAGCTTGGTCCAATTCTGGGACGCGCCGGAGGCCGGGTTAGGGGACAGGAATTCCGCGACCTCGTTCTTGTCGTCGTAGCCGTCGCCACCCTTGGCGATCTTAACCTTGATGCCGGCGGTAAGGCCCTCGATGTGCTGGAGGATCTCGACGAAGGTAGCGCCGTTGAATTTCTGGTAGCTGCGCGGGTCGTTGGTGAACACGCCGGCGGCCTCGAAGATCCGGGTCAATGCGACCAGGCCCATCTTGGCGCCGTCGGGCTTACCCTCGGCGCGCTTGACCTCGTCCATGTTGGCCGGGTCCTGCGGGTTCATGATGACGGTCCAGACCTTGCGGCGTTCGTATTCGCCGGCGTTGATCGTGAGCTCCAGGTTGGCGTATTCGCCGCCCGTGCGCTTGGACTTTTTGACGCCGGTCACCTTGAGAAGGGCGAAGGCGAGCGTCCCGTGAGGGATCAGCTGGTTGGAGGAGGAGCCAGAGGCTCCGGTGGTTTGGTCGAACATATATGTATGTCTGGTTGGTTTTTGGGTTGGTTACTGCTTGGGCAGAGTGGTGGTGATGGTGGTGTCCAGGCGCTTGCCTTCCCGGATCTTCCGGATGAGCGCGCCCAGGTCCGGGGCTTCCAGGAGCTCAAGGCGGCCGGACCGATCCTTGGCCGGGTAACCCCAGGGGTTTTGCTGCTGGCAAATGAAGGCGCGATACATGCTGCCGTCCTCGGCCTTCATGTTCTGGATCGTGACTACCTGGTCGAAGATACCCGGCAGCTCTCGGCCGGTCTTGCTACCCTCGATCTGCGGGCTCCAGGTGATGCGGTTGAGATCATCCTTCTCCTGGTCAAGGATGCCGACGACGATGATCGACATGGAGGCATGCTGCAAATGGGTCAGCCAGCGGATCATCTCCCGGCCAAGGGTGCCATAGGCTGCGCGGTTGTCCGGCTTGCCGGTCTTTTCAGAGACAGACTCCGGCTGGCCTTGCGACCACTTGAAACACTCGCGCGACGCGACGGTAATAGAGTCCACAAAGACGGTCTGATACTTGGACAGGTCAATGTGCGGGCCGAACAGGGCGCAGACCTGGTCATAGGATGCCTTACTGTAGGCGCCGTCGCGATCCGACGGGTCATAGCCGCCGATGTAAAGGGCGAGCGCGCGGGCGATCTCCCAGGGGTGGGCGCCCAGGGATTGGGCGGTAGCGCGGACGTCTAGGACGTCGCCGGCCCAATCTTGGATAGCCAGGGTGCCGGCCTCCAGGTCCACGAACAGCGTGGTCTTGGGATCCAAGGTGCGAGCCTGGGTGGTCTTGCCGGCGCCGGACGGGCCGAACAGGGCGATGTTGATCTTGGGGACGGCCTTTAATCGGTCGTCCGCTTTTATGATGCGGAGCATGTGTTGGTTTTGGTTGGGGAAATTAAGCGAAGGTGACCTTGGGTTCCGGGTAGGTAACCGTCCGGGCCTCGGTGAGATCCGCGATCAGCTTCTTGTCCGTGAGCGCCTTGAAGGTTCGCTCCGGGACGGAGAACTCGATCTTGAAAATGGAGTAGACCAGGTCCGGGTCCATGCTGCCGGCGACGTCGCGCAGCTTAAGGTTGTCCCACTTGACCTTGGGTTTAACGGAGAGCTCCAGCTTGACGCCGTCGATCTCCTGGGTGAGCTCTCCGGACGTTTTGCCGGACGCCTCCAGGGCGAGCTTCATGGCGGCGCCGTAGCGCTCCGTGAGGATCTGTTCATGCAGGGCGATGTTCTCCTTAAGGGAGTCCAGCGTCTGCAACATGTTGTCGAAGGTGAGCTTCAGCTCAGCCGTCGTGCGGTTACGAGGGTCGATGTTCATTGTCGGTTTTAGGGGAAATGACGTAGTCAGCTATGACGAGGGGCTTGCCCTCCTCTTTAGCCAGGGCCATGAGAACAAGCAGCTGAGACGAAGGGATCGAGCTGCGCTCGGTCCACTTCTCGATCGTCTTAACTGATATGCTATGCTTCATGGCGGTGAGCCGGCGCCAAAGCTCCATTCGTCCACCGAAGCGGCGAATAACGGCCTTAACGTCGAGCTGATACATTGGTTGGTGGGAACACCGTGCCAGGCGCCAGGCCTCCTGCAACTCCGTTATGTAGGAGTCTATTACACCTTGCTGGCAGCTTTAAGAACCCGGCGTAGAATGTAGTCACAGACTTCCGGGCCGGCGTAAGCCAGGGCGCCGACGACAGCAAACTGCATGGATACACTAGAGATATATTCCCTCACCACCAGGGACGCAAAGAACGCGACGATCATAGCTGCGCTCAAGCGCCGGAACACATAACCAAACGTCTGCTTCTCTTGCGACAGCAGCAGCCGGGCGGTCATGGCCAGGGCGCCGAATAAAGTAGATCGGAAGCCGTCGTTAAAGATCGAGCTAAGATCGTCCGGATTAGGTGGAGGTGTTGGGCTCATATATTATTTTTAAGCGCGCGCCTCATCCAGACATAAACCTTTTTGATCTGTTCCGGGCATGAGGCAGAGCTCTTTATGCTGTTGGCTAGCTTGCTGATTATAGAGACGTTGCCCTTCACATAACCCTTGCTGGGGATTAACCGATCTAAGCTTGGAGAGCTGTATATAGATTTCTTGTTTGATCCATGCGCTAACTTGATGCCAAGCACCGGGCATAGCTTTGGTATGTCGAAGTCCTCCGGTCTTATCGTGCACGGAACCCCGTAAATTTTTGCGCGCTGCTTGGCGTTCCCGATCATTGGCGTTTTCGGGTTCCTCATGCGGTAGCGCTGCTGTTTGTTCATCGCCTATACCCCTGTCTCCAGAGAGCCTCGGTAATGATCGCGGACATGTGCCTAACCTTACGTTCTGGGGCCCGGAGATCCCCGATATGGACACACTCGTGTATAACCGTGTCCAGGCGCTCGCGCTCGGACCGGTGTTTCTTATGAATGACAACTTTAAACACCCGTGGGCTGACATGATATAGCTGTCCATCGTCTTTGTCTTTCGTGAGATCAGCCTCAACGATCTTAAACTTCTTTTTTATTGGTTTCATTTTCGTTAACGGCGTCGCGCGCCTTGTCAAAAATGACCCAGATCAGTAGCCCGGCCATGACCAGGCCGGTGCCGCCAACGATCCAGGCGAACCATTCGCTCTCAGTTATGTAAGGTATGCTGCCGGCAAATAGGCCGGCCACTAGTAATGGGGCGCCCTTCTTAATACCAACCAGGACCATGGCAGCGCCGCCCAGGACTACGAGCGCAGCGCCGGTTAGGGTCCAAACTTTATGATCACCCTCTTTCTCAACGCGAACCAGGTCCAGGCGCAGCTGCTTATTCTCGTCGGTCACGCGTTTGATCTCAACCGCGTTGACCTTAGATAGCTCGTCGGCCTTCTTCCAATCCTGGTTAAGCTGATCTAGAAACTTGCGCGCAAACTCTGTCTGCGCTTGATAGGCCTTATCATCGTGGGCTGCTGCCCTGGCCAAGGCAAAGGCCCTATCTTCCTCACTAGCCGGCGGTAAGAATGATTGAGCTAGCTTAGCTTCAGCTCTTACGACCGGTGGCTTGTCCGCGTTTATCTCGATTGCCACCAGGGCACCGGCTACGCGGCCGTCGATCTTGTCCTGCTTTGCCTCTAGTGTTCCAAGCTGCGCGGCCGGAGGGGACGGCTCGATCACCGGAGCCGGGGAGCTGCAGCCTGCCAGGATAAGGCATATAAACAGGCAAGGTTTCACTTGCTTAATTCATCTGCGATAGATCGCGCTTTGGCTTCAGCCTGGTCGAGCTTGTTGCGGTTGTTTCTGAAGGCCAGGAGGCCTCCAATAAAACCGACGGTTAGACCCAGGGCGAACGTGATAAGGTAACTCATGGTTTAGATCTTATTACTTGCGGTATTTAGGCAACCCTTGCGGCGCGGGAGTCGTCCCCTTTTTGGGGGTTTCTACATCCTGTAGCTCGTTGGACCAGCCGGTAGTATTGGTAGCTGCTACCGCAGCTGCGCCTAAAGCCGGGTGGATTGCGGATCCGACAGTAACCGCGGTAGCCTTGATTGGCGCAACGGCTACCCTGGCTGCAACCTTCTTCAAGGCTGCCTCCTTCTGGTCGTCAGTCTTAGTGTCGTCCAGGCTGAGCTCGATGGCCTTCTTACCTACGCGGCCGACCCCGACGATGGTCTGCCCGGCCATGCCGCCAGGCGGCTGATCACGGGAGATATACTTCATGGCCATTTCAATCTTGGGGTTGAACATGCCGGCAAACGACGAGGCGTTAAGCAGCTTGTAGATCCAATGGTCTTTCTTGCGCTTCTCTGAGGACTCAGTCGGGAACAGGTAGTCCTTGCTTTCAAACAAGGCTGCCATGGCTGCGACAGTCAGAGGTGAAAGCATGACCGGCAACATCATGCTGATGCGCTGGATCGCCGGCATGTCCTTGGTTGTGATCGCGCGCCGGGCCATGGTATACATGCGCGAGGTAACCTCGGAGTAGTAGGAGTAGCTGTAGCTCATGAGCTGCAGCGCCAGGCGCCCCAGGACGGCGTCCTGGAAGATCGGCTTGTGCGCGCGGTTAGCGCGGACGGCAGACTGATGGCTGAACCGGATCTGCGCTTCCTCGTAAAGAAGGGACATTTCAGATCCATCCGTAAGCATAGCCATGCGCTGCGCGCGGCCCTTGGTTGCCTTAAGGTTGGCGCACCAGGCTGCAAAGGCAGCTTGCTTAGACTTGGGTATGCCAAGCTCTAGCAGCGCCTCCTCAGCCACGCTAGTGGTGTCCATCTTGAGCAGCCTGGGGATATAATGGCTGCCGTCCAGGAGGCCGGCGTGATCCATGATGTAGGCATGGCCCAGGGAGTGAGAAGCCTGGAGCTTGGCGTTCTCCGTAGACTCCATGAGGTTAGACATGTAGACCCGGTTGGTAAGCCAGCGCATCCGCGGGCTGCTTTCTTCCATGCCGTGCTCCATGGCGTGCATGCTCATCCAGGCGTCATCCAGGGAGTTATGGATCGAACCAATGTGCTCGCCGTATTCCTGCCAGAACGTCGGACCGACGTGCTCTCCTAGGACCGGCAGCATCTGCACCAGGTTGCGCATGAAGCGCGTCCAGGTTTCGACGTAGGCCTGGACTATCCGGATAGGGTTACCGATCGTTGACGCGCGGTTGCCCATGGAGCCAGGCTCGTAGAGGTTATTCATGGCGCTCTTACCCAGGGCGCCGGCCGCCGTGTATAGGTTGACCGCATCCATAAACATGCGTTCGCCGGTGCCCAGGGGAGTGACTCCCAGGCCGGCAGATAGCTTAACGAGCTGGGCCATTTCATTGATGACCTCGATCGAGGCGCCTTCAGCTTCCATCGCGTTAGCCATGGCTTCCCACTTCTCG